ACTAAATCTTTGTTAATAATAAAGTTATATTCTTTTGCATAGGGAATCCATGGTGCAAGTTTTACTTCGAACTTTCCGTCTTGCACGTCTGTGATACAAAGTTGAGCCTCTTCGATTTTATAATCACCCAATAATGTTTTACTTACAAACCCGATAATCACTTCTCCTGTATCGAGTCTAATACATTTAACTTTAGACACTTCTGACAATCTCCTGTAGTTCAATTGAACGTCTTCCTACTTGTTTAAACCAACGTGAGTCTTCCATTTCAACTGCAACCTTTTCCCAATCGTTTTCGATTACACCTTTCCACATATTATTGAACTTTGCAAATCTAGTTCCTCCTAGATTGAAAGTCATGTTTATAAGAACGTGTTGTATATCTTCGGGAAGTGCATAGAAGTCTTCTCCACCTTTTGACTCAAACAAGTGAACTGTTTCTTCTACGTGTTTGTCAAAATCTATTTCGTAAACTTCGTCTACTCTTTCTTGTGAAACTGGTGTTCCAGCTGGTTGTCCGTATTCGGGGTCGTCTTCTTTAACTAAGTGTCCAACACCAAACGTTAAATATCCTAGTGAGTCTTCGTAAATTTCTAAAACTTCACCTTCGTGTCTTTTAATCTGTTCCTTCAGTAATTCCTTGTTCATTCTCTTTCCTCATTTGTTCCTGTAGTAATTCTACGAGTATATCACCCATAAGGTTATTTAATTCCTTATTATTTAGTAGTTCGTCTAAGTCATGATTTTCGGGAACGACAACAATATCTCTCTGAAAATTTATGTTTGGTTTTCCTTCTTCAAATCCAACTTTACCATAAACATAGATAATGTCTTTCCATTCTCCTTTAAGAATTTGAATACCCGACATATCAAGTTTGTTATTGTCTACGACACAATAAACTCCTTCGTCAAATAATGGTGTTAGACTATCCAAAAAAACTCTCCAATGTATTTCTTCTGTTAGGTAAGAATAAATCCTTATCCTCTTTTGAGAACCACCATACATTTTCCATGTATAATTTTTTCATGAAATCTTGCATTGCAGTTCTATCGATTCCTTCTTTGTCTGATACTTGATTGTCGTCACTATCACCTTTCACGTCTGACCACTTCTCTAAGAATGATTCAGAAGATTGAGGCCTTTGCATGATTCTCATTCCAATTTGACCTTTGAAATATGGTCTAAGTAAATCTACAACTTCGTCACACGAAGGAAACATTTTTCCCTTAATCTTTGGGTTCATTATATTTATCAATAAGTGTCCATTCTCTGATAACACTTCGAATGATTTTCTAGAAACTGGTAAAAAGAAATCGTCTCTCCATGATTCATATTCTGAGAACTTACTCCATGACTGGTCTTCTTCATGTTCTCCACCTTTGTTATATGTTTCTGTAGAGAAATATGGTGGTGAAGTGAATGCACAATCTATTGGTGGAAACTCTTCATAAGGAATATCCTCTGCACCACTTCTATAGATTATAACTCTTTTAGAACCAACTGACATAAACTTATCTTTGGTTTCTGTAATCTTTGGTGCATAACCTGTAAGAATCTTTTCATATTCTACACATTGTTTTTTATACACTTCAAAAGTGTTTGGGTTCGGGTCACAACCAATGTAGAGTTCTGTTCCTTTGGTTGCAAAGAATCCACATAGTCTATCTCCCCAACCACAACTGGTATCCAAAACTGTTTTTGCCTCAGTCATTTCATAAAAACATTTTGCAACAACTGGTTTGAATTGTGTTGCAATATAGGCACCCAATCTAAATGCCATTCTGTAAGTGTCTTCTTTAAGTGAACCACCTACTAACTTAATTGTTTCGTTTCCGTCTACATCTGTTGATATCTCTTTTTTGATATCATTTACACCTCTCCATATTGCACCTAATGGTGATTTAAGTTGTTGAGCAGTTGATTCTTTGAATGCATTCAATGGAGCTCTATGTCCATATGAATCACAAGCAAGTCTTAAGTGTTGCATAAAGTAATCACTTGCATCATTAAAAGTAGAAGGTGCATTGACCATTCCATGACCCCATTCTGAATATGGGTATTTGTAATCGTCATACTTTTCTACAACTTCTTGTTCTAAATTTTCGTGTGGATATATAAACTTCCATACGTCATATTCTAGAAGTCTAATAAAGGTATTTCTCATTTCTTCGTGAGAAATAGGTTTGAGTGGGAATTCGGGTCTTTCTTTTTCTATGTAATCTGCAAGAACCTCACGGAACTTTTCCCTTCCGTATTCTTCTGTTAATGCATCGAAGAGTTTACCCTCAATAATGGGTAAACCCTTCTCATTTGCATTGTCTTTAAGGACTTGGTATAGTTTATCCGACAAACTCGTCCCCATCGTTCCATGCACAACCTGTTAGACCACCTGCTTGTAAACCTTGTAAAGTTCTTAGAACTTCTGTATGGTTTCTTCCAGTGTCTAATGCATTGACTGAAGCATGTTGAATGATTCTGTCTTTGTCAAAGATAAAGGTTGCACGATAACATACACCCTCTTCTTCATTGACAATACCCAATAGTGAAGATAATCCTAGTCCACAATCAGCTGCAAGTGTATGTCTGATATTACCTATCAATTCATTATCTTGTTTCCATGCTAATTTACAGAACTCGTTATCACCACTAATTCCTATCACGTTTGCATGGTCAACTAAAGTGTCGAAACCAGCAATCTCTGTAGGACATATAAAGGTAAAGTCTTTTGGATAAAAGTAAACTACTGACCAATCATGTTTTAATGGTTGATAATTTTCGTCTACACTAACTCTCACAAATTCGTTGTTTTCATTAATTCCTTGCAGTGAGAACGCAGGAAATTGTTGTCCAACTGTTAACATAATAAATCTCCTTTATATAAAGATACACCCATTATACTATATAACGGGTGTATACGTAAAGGGGGTTTTCTATTTAATTTTAATAGAAACTGGTTTATCCTCTTCGGGGATAACTCTAACCAGTTTGACGTGTAGAATTCCGTCTACCATGTCTGCACCACTAACCTCAACATCATCTGCAAGTGTAAAGGTTCTTTTGAAAGCTCTTGAGGCAAGTCCTTTATGGACAAAATCCTTTGAGTCTTCATCTACTTTACCTTCGATTGATAAGATATTTCTTTCTTTAGTGATTTCAATATCTTTTTTACCAAATCCTGCGACTGCAAGTTCAATGCAATAGTTCTCTGCATCTTCCTTTACAATGTTATAAGGTGGGTAGTTAGTAGTCGTATGATGTGTTAGTCTTTCGAGTTCATCGAAGTATCTATCAAATCCTACAGTAAGCGGTCTGAATTGACCAAATATATCTAAATGCGTCATATTTTTCTCCTATTATAGCAAGTTAATATATCCTAACCTCATTTGAGCATTAGGTGTGAGAACCGAGCTCTTTTGAAGACTTGGGGTCACTAGATGTCGGCGTTGCCCAATCCTAGTTCCAAATCCGAGCTCTTTTGAAGTTCTCTACTATATTATATAGGGTCTTTTATGATTTAATCAAGAGGGTTTTTAAAAAAAAGTTATATTTTTTTACAATTCTTTTCAGAATCATGCCAGACTTTATAGTTGTTTCCTACAACGATTAACATAAATCCATTTATCTGTTTTACAGTTTTTGAGGATATATTACCTTTTCTTAAATCGTATTGTATTGATGGAATAAGTAATACACTCTTAGTGAAGACCATATCACTGACTGAAGGTCTTTCACCTATGATAGGATTTAGTTCTCTTACACAATCATATTTGAGTCCACGATATGTAGTGTAGACATCTGCAAGTTGCAATCCTATAAAAGCTACCCAATCACCTGTAGTTGGTGGGTCAACTAATCGGAGTGTAAATAGTGACCTGTTCTGACTTTCCCTTAACCTTGATTCTATCAACTTCTGAGAATGTTCTATTTGGACACTGTCGATATGTTTCTGATGATAACAACACGTCCACCCCTTCATAATTTCTTGTTTGTCCCTCGAGTCTAGCACCAAGGTTGACGGCGTCTCCAATGACGGAATAGTCAAATCTAACTTCTGACCCCATGTTTCCAACGATGCATTCACCTGTAGAGATACCAATACCAACATTGATAGGAGGTAGGTTGAGGGGTTTAAGTTCTTCATTGAGTTCCTTGGTTGCAGTTAATACTTCTATTGCAGACTTAACTGCTAGTTCAGCATGATTTGGACAATCCAAAGGTGCATTCCAAAAACTCATTATACAGTCGCCCATGTATTTGTCGATTGTTCCTTTATTATTTAGGATTATCTTTGTTTGCATGTCAAGAAACTTGTTTATGAGTTCAACTAATCCTTCGGGGTCGTCATTGTTTTTATAGTGTTCA